TTACAACAACCCAAACAACCAGAACAACAAGCACCGGTCCAACAACAAGAAGTAACTAGTGAAACTCCACCAAGTGCTGCTAAACGCGATACAATTAAGAAAAATCGTAAAAAGAAGTAAGTAGTACCCTACGGATCAAAAGCCAGGAGTTAACTCCTGGCTTTTTTTATTAATAATAAGAACCGTAAATGTCATTATCATTTACATCCATATCGTATACTGATTCTTTCGAATCTTTATCAACGTCCCAATTGTAAGTCTTAGCATCTGATACACTATCTTCGCTAATATTAGTACTAAGAGTACCAAACTTTGAATCATCATATACTTGCTCGTTTTTAGCCTCTTGAGGTGCATTAGGCTCAAATGAGTATTCAAATCTCTTAGCCCTAATACGATATACATAATGTCCTAATATAGGATTGATAGTGGATACATCTTCATCTCTTCGCTCTGTAATTTCATATATATTAGCAGACCGTCCTCCAGGTCTATCGCAACCTAATCCTGTCACTTCAACCAGATCACCTGATTTAGGTTCAACATCATTAAGAGTTGCATACGAGTCGCTTGCACTCATTACATTACGGAAGGTTTCTATATGTAAGAAACCAGTAAATTCATCACCAGGATCAAAGCCAAATTGTGTAAGTGCTAATGCATCTTGGGAAAGCTCTACATACATTTGCATGCCAGATGCAGCCTCGAATACTGCAGTAGGTTCTTCACCATATAGCATATTAGCAGCAGATAAACTAAACGGCTTAATATAGTAATTAATATTAATACCATGATTGTTAATTAAATCACGATAAGCTAAATCATATACCAGTTGTTCTGCTTGCAAATTATCTGCATTCACTAATTCACCGCAAGGTAAACTTGCGGCCATCATCACCTCTTCAGGTGTGCAGTTTAATCTGTTTGTATTACAGGCCATTATTTATTTTTTCTACGGAGAACAGCCTGTGGATGACCTTCTTCATTTTCAAACATTTCGATCTCTACATCAGAGTTGCCAATACCTTTGACTGTACCTGGTTCGAACTCCATACCATATGTTTGTAAAGAATTCATAAGAGGTTGTCCTAATAGATTAATTGAACCAGCCCCTCCATTTATAAGGTTTCTAACATGAGGACACTTATGACCATATTCTTTTCTTGTTAGGTTCTCATGTTTACGACCAGAGCGCATAATACTTTTACCACCCTTACGTGCAGATGTAGCATTAGCATTCATCATTTGATTACCCTGATAGTACTCCTTGAACGTCTGCATGTATATATTTATGCTAGTTGTATCAATATACAAAAAAAGACTCGTGCAATTGCACGAGTCTCTTAAATAATATGCTAGAATTAATTATGCTTTAACAGCTTTGTTCATTGGCTGTACTTTAGGCTTGCCGAAACCATCACCTAGGTTACCAACTTTGTTATTCTTCCCATCATTATAGCTTCCGGAATGAGCTTTAGGCTCACCACCCTTGTCTGAAGGTCCAGCAGCCGGCTTGTGATGTACTTTGTTCATTGGCTGAACTTTAGGTTGTCCGAAGCCTTCTCCAGTGTTACCAACTTTATTGCTTTTTCCATCGTTATAATGGGTGTTAAAAGCAGTAGGCTCACCTTCGTTATCTTCTTCCGCTTCCACACCCATCTCATAATCTTCAGGTTCTGCATCTTCAGATTCTGTATCATCATCAGCAGCTTCATCAGTATCGTCATCCTCACCCATAGCTGCCATAAGGACATCGTGGAGAGCTTTTGCAAGTTCTTTATCAAGTGTAATTGTTACTTCCTCTTCTGCATCGTCACCTTCGTCAGCAAGATCCTCATCAGGAGTTGCATCTTCAATACCGAGAGCATCAAGGTCGTCAACTTCTTCCATTCCGAAGTCTTCGCTAATGACTTTGGCATAGAGTTCATCAAAAATAGATTTATTGGCCATATATTTATTTAGTCCCTCCCGCGCAATTTCAAGTACTTCTTTGGAAAATTCTTCATCTTCTTCAGCAGTTGAGCTTTCTGGATCATCTTCATCGTCTCCTGCCTCCTTTTCTGCCGGTTGCTCTGTCTCAAGAGTAGGGCAGTTATCATCTCCATAGGAAAGTCCTTTTACATTGTATGGATTTTTATCCCCTACTTTTTTAATATCAACTTCTGATTCTTCAAAGCCACCCTCTTTAGTTGGGCCCCCTGGTTGAATATCTGCATTACCTGTATTAGCGTTTGCATCGCCAACTGTTTGCGCTTCTAAATTCTCAGCAACAACAGCAGCCTCATTACCAAGGTTGCCATAAACCACACCGAGATCTTTAAGGTCGTTTGTTTTAGCCATGCTAATATTTATGTCAACTGTTGTAAAAAACTAGTAATAGTTGTAAAATAAAAGTTTAAGATTAAATATGTCTAGTCTATGGGCAAGAAAGATACAGGTATGTACTACATGGGTAATGATAATTTACCTAACCGTAATTGGCAAGGAGAATATACACCAGATAAAGTTAAAGCTCTTAAAAAAGCTCAAAACAATATCTTATACTTTGCTGAGAATTTTTTCTATATTGTTAATTTGGATTCAGGTAAAGAAAAAATTAAACTATATCCAGCTCAAAAGAAGGCTCTAAGAGCGATGAGAGACAATCGCTTTTATATTTTATTAGCTTCCCGCCAGATTGGTAAGTCTACTTTGATGACAATTTATCTTTTATGGCAAGCAATCTTCCTAAAAGATCAGCGCATTCTTCTTGTCGCGAACAAAGAGGCTACTGCTATTGAAATCTTTTCACGAGTTAGAATGGCTTATGAGGAGCTACCTAACTGGCTCAAGTCACCAGTTAAGGAATATGCGAAGACGTCTATGACTTTAGAAAATGGCTCTCGTATTGGTATTACGACTACAACAGGTACAGCTGCTCGAGGTCAATCTGTAAATTGTTTAGTAATTGATGAGATGGCCTTTATTGAACCTCACTTGGTTGACGAGTTTTGGAAATCAGTCTTTCCAATTATCTCTTCATCTAAGAAATCTAAAGCCTTTGTATGTTCAACTGCTAATGGTACTCAGAATCTTTTCTATAGATTATATAATGGTGCTGAGACTGGAGAGAATGGCTGGGCGTATGGNAAGATATTGTGGAATGAAGTACCAGGTCGTGATGATAAATGGGCTGACAATACAAAGCTGACGATTGGATCAGCTGAAGCATGGCGTCAAGAGTTCTGTTGCGAATGGATTAACTCTGGGGAAGCTTCTATTGATGATGCCTTATACGAAATGATGGAGCGTCAAATATGTGACCCGGCAGTTACATTAGACGATGGTTGTTATAAAGTATGGGAAGAAGCTCAAGAGGGTAGAATATATGCTGCTGGTGTTGATACTGCAGAAGGTGTGGGAAAGGATAGCTCTATTATTCAAATGCTTGACGTTACTGATCCATCTGAAGTAAGACAAGTAGCAGTTTATCGTAACAATAAAATATCTCCAATGGAGTTTAGTAACAAAGTATATAAGATACTACGTAATTATGGGTCACCACTTGCGTTAGTAGAACGTAACAACTGTGGTGCTCAAGTTGTTGATCGTTTGGTATATGATATGGGGTACCCTAAATTAGTATCATATGGTAATAGCGCTGCTCATAGAAAAAAGCGTATGCAAGGTATGATTGCCCACACTAATACAAAGCATAGAGGTATTATTAATATGCGATACTGGATGAATGATCTTAAATCGATAGTGATGCGAGATGCTGAGACGTTAGAAGAGCTTCGCAACTTTGTTCGGTATCCTAATGGTACATGGAAAGCTAGACATGGTTGTCATGACGATTTAGTAATGGCCTTAATGTATGGCTATTATGTTCTAGATAATGAAATATGTGAGCAATATTTTGAGATTATAGAGAAAGATGATACAGGTCGTCCAAAGACTATCGAGCCCTTAGACTTTGGTATATCGTTATTTGAAGATCCAACATCTATATATACAGATAATGAAGTAGCTGGGGGTAGTCCAGACCTTAATCCAGTCTACTGGGGCATGACAAATAGTGATGATAATGATATGGGTGATGATTATTATGATCTAATAGATCAGGGGTTTACACAACTATAGATTAAATAAGAGTATGGCTGTAAATCAAAACGACCAATCATTTCTTAATAAAAGCAGAACAGATAAGTTTAAGCTTGTCTTTTCCTTACCCCCAGCTTTGCGTAAAATAGATTCAAAGACTGATAGGCAGACTTATAACGTTAATGAAGATGCATTTCAGTTTTCTGTCTATGGTGCTGTTGTACCAGAACTAGATGTACCTGCTTTACAGATTAGATATGGAGGATCTAATCTATATAACTCAACCCATGCGAGGGAGCCATACCCACCAGTGACGATTGACTTTACAATTGATAATGGATTTAATAACTACTGGGTATTATATAAGTGGCTCGACTTAATGCATGATGAGAAAGAGGGGCTATATGATGCATCTGATCTAGTTTCTGATGAGGATTTTAAAAATTATCAAACAGATATGACTTTGTATGGGCTTGATGAGTTTAATAACGAACGTATTCAATTTACATATACAAAAGCTTTTCCGGTTACAATAGGTAGTATTAATTATAATTATAGAACAGCAGAGGAAATTACATCTTCTATGACATTTGTCTATTCTCAAATACATACAAAACTTATTAACTACTAAGGTAAAATATTTACAGATTTTTGTCCAAAAAAGCATAAATAATGTTATGGCTAATAGGACAATTCAATCTCCAGGTGTCGAGATTCGTGAGAGTGATTTATCACTCCGCACAGCTCAAACAGGCACTACAACATATATTGCTGGATTCGCTTCCGAAGGACCTACTGATGAAGTTATTGGACTTGGAAATATTTCTGAGTTCGAACAAATCTACGGTACTCCAAAGACTCCAGCAGAAAGATATTTTT